GTCGTCGGTCCAGATCGAGCCGAGGGCGACGGTGGCACCTTCATTGGAGGTGATTTTCGGCGCACCGGCGATGAGCACTTGGTCAACATCGAAGTACGCCGCGGCCGCCGCCGTGGTGATGGTTTTGGTTTGCGGGTCGAGCAGCCCGGCATACTTGATGCGGTTGATGAGGTCGTCGGACTGCTGAAGGTCAAGCCATTTCTTCCAACTCATCGCAACCGCGTTCGCCACGAGGCCGGAGTTGGCGTAGATGGCTTTCTTCGCCGTTACAATGTCAACCGCCGGGGTGCTGCTGGCGATGGTTTTCCACGAAACGGCGACGGCGGAATTAAATCCGCTGCCGAAATTTCCAGTGACAAACTTCGCGGCGATGCGAATCTCGTAGTTGCGGAGAACGCGGTCGCGGGCGCGGATAGCCGCCATTTGTTCCCCATCAAAGTAGTTGCGGTACATATTGGCTTCGCGGTCATCAATCACATCCTCGGCACCATTCTCCAAACAGGAGTAGGTTTTCGGGGTGAGGTCGCCCTGTCCGCGATTGTAGCCCGCACCAGGGGCGCGGGTGGTGTCAATGGTGGCGATCATGGTCTGGATCGGGATTACCCCGAAGTTTCCGGCCTGCTGGGCGACATCGACCGGGGGAAACAGTTCCGCCCCGATGTATCCGTAGGCGGCGAGAGCCTGGTCAAACTGGGCGAACGATTCCGCCAAGTCCGGGCGCTGGGTTGAAAGTGCTGCTGTGGGATTTAGGGCCATTGCTGGCTCCTTTGCGTTTGGTTGTTGTGTTCAGGAAACGGGACGCAACGCGCGGCCCGGTTGCGATTAGGTGTTGGCCCCGTTGGAGATGGACAGCGGAAGGGCTTCGATGATGTCGCCGGCATTGGCGGCGGCGGTCAGCAGATTGGTGCCGAGCAGGAAGCAGGTCGCAGCGCTGGTATCCGTCACCTGCCCGCTTGCCGTGCTATAGATTGCCACATTGGCCGCGATGCTCTTGGATGCAACAAACGGAAGCGTACCGGGCTTCGTGTACAGCAGGACGGTGTGGACTTCGCCGGCAGCGAATGCCGGGTCGCGAATCACGCCGATGCCGCGGTCGCCAACCGCCGCGACGGCGAGCGAACCGCTGGAAAGCTTGACGCGGACATACCGGCCAATCGCGCCGGAAACAGGGAAGGCTTTTGTACCAGTATCATTGAACTGTGCCATGATGAATTCCTTTTGAAAAAGTCAAAGAAAAGGGCCGCTATTTAGCGGCCCGTAACGAGTCAGAATGTAGGGGACGGTTTAGGCGTTGGCGGCGGCCACAACAGCCTCGCGCAGTTCCGGGTTTTCGCGGTTGACCAGAGACACAGCCTTGTCGCGGGTAATGCCCGGCTTCGCGGCCATCTTCGCATCGACAGCGGCCTTGAATTCCGCCTTGGGATCGGCACCGGCGCGGCCACCGACACCCCTGACGCCGGGATGGTCGGTCCCGCCCGCCTCGGCCTTGGTCAGCTTGGCCTTGAGGTCGGTGTTTTCCTTCAGAACTACGTCCGCCAGTTCCGCCTTCGCGGTCGGAAGGTCGTGGCCCTTGACGGCCATATCCAGAGCGAACGCCGGGCGGTCCTTGTAGGCGATGGCGAGAGCGGCCACGCGGTTCCGCTCGTTTGTGGTCGCCGTCGCGGCACCGGTTTGTTCAGCCGTGGCAACGATGGTTTTGGCGGCAATCGCGAGGTGATCGGGATGTGCCGCCGCGTACGAATTGAACTCTTCCAGATTCATAATCTGGGTCTCCTGTATGATGGCGGCATGGGCATCCGCGAACGACGCGATGCTATCCACCAAACCTAAAGTTTTCGCTTCTTGGCCGATGAACACTCGCCCATCGGAGATTTTGGAAACTTGCGCCGCCGTCATGCCACGCCCGGCCATCACTTCGCCGGTGAAGCACTTATTGACGGCCTCGCACTCCCGCTGGAATTCCGCGAGCATTTCATCACTTACCGGCGTACCGTCAGCGCCCGCCGCCTTGAATGGCCCGGTGGCGACACGGTAGACCTTAACCCCGTCTTTGGCGTATTGGCCGCTGGTATCCTGGACGATCATCGCCACGCCGATGCTGCCAACCGTCGCCGTGGAGTTCGCGGTGATGGACTGGCATTGAGATGCAATCCAATACGCCGCCGAACATCCCATGTCTTCGATGTAGGCGTGTACCGGCTTGGGGGACGCGGCGACTTCCTGAGCGAAGTCGGCACAGCCTGAAACGGTCCCGCCGGGGGAGTCGATGCAAAGCATGATGGCGGAAATATCGGGGTCCGCATTGGCGAGGCTCAACGCACGCCGCAGCATGGCATAAGACGTTCCGCCGAATAGGGCATCGAATGAGGTTTGGTACTTCGTAAGCGGGCCGGAAACGTCAATATGGGCCACGCCTTGATCGTCGGTATCGTAGTATTCGTCATTCGATCCAACGTCCGGGCGCTGGCTCGGCATCGGGCCTGTTGGGTCCATCCCGGCGCGGGCCTTGTTTTCAAGGGCCAGCCTGGCGAGGTCCAATCCCTTGACGGTTTTGACCATCTCACAGAGCGGGCCTTCCGTAATCGCCCACACGCCGAATAGTTGGGCCGGTTTGCATCCGGTCGGGCTTTTGTTCATTCGTTTCATTCGTCATCCTCTGCAAGGGCCGGAGCGTTGCGTTCGTCGATTTCCTCGTCCGGTTCTTCCGGCTTGCCGAGGTCAGGCTTGATTGCTGGCAGGGCCAGCGGGTCGCGGGTCATCGCCGAATGGCAAATTGGTATTCCCTTTTCTTCCATCGTGTCAATTTCATGCTGTCGGGCCTCGAAGATGGAAGCCAGATCATTGCCCTGCTCGCCCGCAATCTGTGAAAGCGACGTGATGCCCATATCGAGGGCCATGGCGGCGGCCTGGATTTCCTTCGTCGGATCGACCCAAGCCCAGCCGGGAGCCATCCATTTGTGGTCCCAATAGGAGTCGGCGATGTCGTCCGGCACAATGATGTCACCATTCTTGACCATCACCGAAAGCCACCACGGATAAACACGGCTCAGGAATTGATCAATGAACCGCTGCTGCAACGTCCGGAAACTCCGGTATGCTTGCAGGAGGCTCGCGCGGGCGCTGCTGTAGTTGGTGCGGGAGAAGTCCAGCATCACTAATTCGAGCGGCAGTCCCAGGTTCAGCCCGGCGAAGCGGAGTAATGCCGCCACGAAGTCCGGAAAATTCTGCGTCGGCTGTTGCGGCGTAACCTGCTGAATTTCCTCGCCCGCGTTCAAATACTGAATCATGCCCGGCTCAAGCTGGGCGATTCGCTGTTGCCGGTTCTGGCTGTTTTGGGTCTGCCCCAAACCGGCGAATCCAGAGACGCCTGCGGGCGACTTTACCACAGCGCCGAAACACGCGGCCATGCGGGCGGCGAGAATGACGGCCTCAACGTAGCCGTCAATCTGGTCGAAGTAGGGGAAAGCCGTTGCAAAGACCGGCTCTCCCCGTACGTTGTCAAGTTCCTTCAGACGTGGCATGAATATGAAGTTTCGCGCCGGCACTTCCGTTTCGTCATATGAAGACGAGTTCATGTTGCGGACGGTGAACGCTATCGGCTTGCCGAATTCGTCAAGAATGACGCCATGTACCTTGTTTGGCGTGTCTAATCCCGCCGTCTTTTTGCTGTCAATCCAATCGCCGCCAACCGGCTGAATGAACGGCACGCCTGCCCGGCGCATCATAATCGCGCCCACGTCGCCATCCCGGAGGTGCGAGCGGAACATGATTCGCTGCAATTCGCCCCAAGAGCAAAGGCCGCGAACGTCCAATTTGTCACAGCGGTCCCGCCAAAGTTCTTCGACCTGTAGATTGAATTCCTTGTTTTTGGTGCGGGCCTGGAGCGTCATGCCTTTGCCGATAACGTTCTCGACGGCGCGGTCGAGCATCCCGCTGGCGATGGCGTTCTGGCGGTCGAGAGAGCGTGCACGGTCCCGCATCCGAATCAATTCAAACCGGCGTAGGGGCCGCAGCCCCGTCATGCTCATGGAACGCGGGTAGCTGGGCCCGACGCGATTCTGATACGCCTCGGTGTAGACCTGCGCCGACATGCCAAGCTGCCGCCGGGCGATTTCCCGCTTCAATGCCCATGCGGGCGAAAGCTGGGCGATGGCACGGTCGATGATGGGGCGTTTTTCGTCCATTATCCGGTAGCTCCCGATTGCGGTCCCGTCACCGCCGCAGACACGTCATTAAACTGAGCTAAAGCCGAACCAAAACCGATGCCGTTGCCATCGGCGAAATTGGGCGAGAGTGAGGCGTAGTATTGCCGCATTGCCATCAATTGGCTGCTCCGCGTGATGGTGCGGCCATTGATCGTGTAGCTCGCCGCGCCCGCCGCCATGCTCGCGATACCGAAATCGCAAAGCTGGATCATTTGATCCGGCGTGAAGGTCTGAACATCGCTCATAGTAATCATGCTTTACCACCTCCCCTTGTAGCCTGCCGCCCATGCCGTCTGTTGCGGTTGCTCCGCCTGAGGCTCGGCAACAATGCCAACCGCCGGAGCCGACGCCATGACGGGCATCAGGGCGACGTGTGCCATATCCGCCGCCGCACATTGCAAAACTTCACAATCCCAAAAGTGATTCGCACCACCGGAAACGACCGGCACCCAAACCTGCTTGCCGTTCACAATTACCTTATGCTCAGATGCCATTTGCTTGCAGTAGTCATCATCGACCGCCGCATGTGGCATCCATTTCGTCGCGTCTGGATCATTCAGTAAACGGCTCAACATATCCTTGTAGTAGCCGGTGTCGATGAGCCTCAAAATCAGGCCCGCGTCACCAACTTTGCTTTCCCGCCACGGCGAACTCATCGCCTGCGATGCTCCCTTTGTCGGGACAATCCGCTGCTGGTCCCGCATGGCGAATTCGTAGACTTCGCTGGTCCGGCTCACGCCATTGGTGGAAGTTCCGCCAGAGTCGATGAGCAAGGCACGAGGCATCACGGGGGCACCGTCGCCAAAGCGATACCCCGTATCAAGGCAAACTGCCTTCAGCTCATCAAACGTCTGGGCGATTCCATAATGGACCAGCTGCGAACGATACTCCGCTCCCCATGCACGAATCACAAAGCAGAAATGATCCTTTTGGGTATCAGCCGTCGCGATCAAAACCCCGGCCCATGCCGGGATTATTTTCGGCGGGGGCGCCGGCGGAATGTTCCGCGTCTCGTCACCGGCGACCTTATCGCGGATGAGAGAGGCTTTGGGCTTCAAAACCAACTGCTCAAACACTTCTCCGAGCCACGAATTCCTAAACCCCTGCGTCCGCATGGGATTCCCGGAACACATGATCCATTCTGCGGCGATCTCGTAGAAGCGGTGTTTCGGTGCGAGGCTATATAGGGCGCTGATGTGCATCCCGACTTCCGAGCCGGCGGGCAACTGGCCTTCCTCGCGGCCGTCGACGTGCAACCTATAGCTCTGATCCTCCGTTGCCCAAAACCCGTGATTTACCATCTTGGGCTTGGCGGCATCTAAAATCTTTTCTTCGCACCCAAAGCAGCGATACCACGCCGCTTTGTGTTTCTGAACCATCGCGGCCCGCTGCCGGGCGTCCTTGACTTCCTTATAGTCCCATTCTAGTTGCCCGAACGTCAACCGCTGGGCCAGCCCGCAATGCGGACACGGCACGAAAAACCACAACTTGATGGCGGCGTTTTCATGCAAGGCATTTATCAAACCTTCCCGCGTCGTCGGCGTCGATATTGCGTATTGAATCGCGTTGTCATAGGTCGCGGTGCGAACGTCACCAAGGCTGATCGGGTCTGACTCGCGACCATTCCAGTCCGAAAACTTGTCCGTTTCGTCAAAACCAATGAAGCGAATCGGGTCCGCCGCCAGCGTTGAGGGCGATCCAGACCATCCGATGCCAAGGTCGAAGCCATTTCGCAGCGTCACGTTGTGCAACGCCTGGTCCTTTGCCTGAGCCGTCTTCAAAGCCGCAAGCGCCGGCGTGTCCTCGAACATCGGAAGGATTCGCTTCCGCATGATCTTCTTGGCCGAGTTCTCATCCGGCAAAACCAGCAACGCCGGGTCCGGTTCCTGGTGGGCAAGGCACGCTAAGATGTTTCGCAGCGCCTCAGACACGCCGATCTGAGCGGCCTTCTTTACGAAGACCTTACGAATCTGCCGCTGCCTGAACGGCAAATCCATAATGCCGACGTTGAATGGGCTATTCGCGTTCCGCCAAAGCCCCGGACGACTCGTCTGCCGCCGCGTCATTACCCGGTGCCGCTCCGCCCATTGGCTCGGAAGCAACCGCTCCGGCGGTATCAGTCCCAGCCATGTTCCGTTCCAAAGTTTCGGGCTTAAATGCATTTTCAAGTCCGCGCCGCAACTCCCCAAGCATCTCCGTAAACCGGCCCTCAAGCACGGCCTCAATCTCCAGCGTATCCAAACCAAAAAGCGACGGTGCCAGCGTTCGCGGCTGGCCCATCAAGGCAACCTGCATCATGGTCAGCACCGAGCGAATCTCGCCCCTCGCCGCCTCGGCGTCTATCAGTTTTCCATCCCGCTCGGCGACTTCCTGCAACACCTTCAGTGACCGGACCTGCTTGGACAGCGTTTCTGCTTCCGTCACGTCGGTTGCCCGGCGGATTCGGTCCTCGAGTTGGGCCAGCGTGGGCGGCATCTTGAAGTCCGCCACCGTCGCATCCGGTTTGGCGGGCGGTGGGCTTAATACCGCTGTCGCCCTGCTGGCCCTTGCGTTGATTGATAGGACGTTGCCGACAAGCACCGCGTCATAAGGCGGCCCAGGCACCTTGGCGGCCTTCAATCGTCGCCATACCGTCATGTTCGGCAAGCGGAAGGCCTTTGAGACGGCTAGGCAGGTGGGAAATGTTTCATTGCCCATGTTATCATATCATTATCAGATGATAAA